CTTCGGCTGCACATGACGAACCTTTGCCTCGCCGTCCTCAGCAAGGAAGAGGGCAGACTCCGCGAGTGCAAGGACATGCTGGTCGACAAGGTATGTGAACTGATGGCCGCGGCAGAACAGCGCAAGAAGGAGCAGTGTCTGTGATCTCCTGGCGCCACGTCACGCAATGGGTGCGCGGATGATCTCTATCCACAAAGGCGACTGCCGTGAAGTGCTACGCACGCTGCCGGATGAATCCGTGCATTGCGTGGTGACGAGCCCGCCCTATTGGGGCTTGCGGGACTACGGCATTCCGGCGTCGGTATGGGGCGGCGATCTGGAATGCGAGCACGAATGGGGCGAGCACATCGCCGTCAACGCCACGAACCACACGACCAAGGCGCGCTGGAATCACACCCGCAATGGCCGCGACGAATTGCAGCCGATTGAAAAGCGCGTTTCGTGGCTGCGCACTGAGGTCAAGCAAGGGCAGTTCTGCCAGCACTGCGGCGCATGGGCTGGCGCGCTTGGCTTGGAGCCGAGCTATCAACTCTATGTCGAATATGCGGTCGAAGTATTCCGCGAGGTCCGCCGCGTGTTGAGGCTCGATGGTACGCTGTGGCTCAATTTAGGTGACACGTACAACAACGCGGACAAGTGGGGCGGCGGTGGCGTCAATACCGGCAAGCACACAAAGTCGCCGGATGGCAGCGTGCCGTCTTGGGCTGCGGTCAGACGACGATGGTCTAGTTCGGGACTCAAGCCAAAAGACCTTTGCGGAATCCCTTGGCGGGTGGCGTTCGCCTTGCAGGAAGACGGCTGGTACCTGCGCCAGGATATCATCTGGTCGAAGCCCAATCCCATGCCTGAAAGCGTCACCGACCGCTGCACCAAGGCGCATGAGTATCTGTTCCTGCTGAGTAAGAGCGAACGGTATTGCTTTGACCAAGCCGCAATCTCGGAGCCATGCGCAGAAAGCACGATCGCGGCTCACGCTGGGCGTTCTCCAACTGGCATTGGACCGCGGTCGCTCGATACGTCGCCACCTGGACATCCCACACAGTTGCATCCTGACAAACATCACAACGGACGGGGACTAGGCAACGGAGAATCGCGCGACCTCTCCAGCCGCAACAAGCGCAGCGTCTGGGAAGTGGCCACGCAGCCTTTATCTGAAGCCCACTTCGCCACCTTCCCACCGGCGCTGATCAAGCCTTGCATTCTCGCCGGGTGTCCGCATGAGGGCATCGTCCTTGATCCGTTCGCCGGCGCCGGCACGACCGGCCTCGTCGCCGACCGCCTCGGCCGCAATGCCATCCTAATCGAACTCAACCCCGAATATGTCGCGATGATCGACCGCCGCATCAGCGCAGATGCTGGCATGTTTGCAGATATCCGGAGCGAGGCGGGAGCTACGCCTGCGGCCTCATCGATCCCGAGCAGGCGATCCGCATCTCGCCGCTGTTCAACAGAGTGAGGGCCATTGCATGAAAGCGCTCTCGCTATGGCAACCATGGGCGTCCCTATGGTGTTCCGATGCAAAGGAACACGAGACCCGGCATTGGCAGCTTCATCACCGCGGTTGGTTGTTGGTGCATGCGGCCAAGCGACCGATTGATGCAGACACCGACTACGCGTTGGAGATCATCTGCAAGGGCGAGTTCGGGGACGAATGGCGCAAGGCCCTTCCGCTCGGAATGATCATCGGCGCCGTGAACATCGTCGATGTCCGCTCAACGACCGCGATCTTGAAAGACTGGGGCGTCCCGCCAGGACCGATCAATACTCGCCACTGGATCGATTATCAGTGCGGCAACTATGACGCTGGCCGCTTTGGTTTTCTTCGGCGCGAGTTCAAACGGTTTGCGCAACCAATTCCCTATCGTGGGCAACAGGGGCCTTTCGATGTCCCCGATGAGATCGTGCAGCCGCTGTTCAACCGAGTGAGGGCGATCGCATGAATTTGAACAAAGACCCAGAAAGTTGGGCACGTGTAAAGCCAGACGCCTTCCTTGACGGCAACATTGTGCAAGCCCGCAACGTGATCGAGATGGCAGTGCAAGATATCGGCCGGCTGGCGGCAGAAAATGTCCGTCTTCAGCAGCGAATTTGGAGCTTAGAAAATGAATTGAAAGATTTGGAGGAGGAGCCGCTGTGATCTCCTGGCGTGCGCGCCATCGCCAAAATCGAATGCGGTCAGTTCGCTGACCGCCAGGAGCCCGGCCAATGAAGCAGTGGTACCCACTTGGCGTGTGCCGGGCTCCAACCTATCTCGTCGCCGCTGTTTAATCGCGTGAGGGCAACCGCATGAAGAAGAAGTTTTTTCCATTCGACGACGTTAACGCCATACACGACATCGGTGAATTGCTTGAATCGCTTGATCTCAGCAAGGCGCGGTCTGCCTTGCTTTGGCAACTGCTGCGTCGATTTGAAATCCAGCTTTGGTTTATGGAAGACACCGGCGGGCGTTTTCCCCGTATTGAAATCGCTACGTTCTGGGACATGAATCACGTCGCTAGCATGCCTCTGATTGAGTTGCTCGAACACCTCGTGACCTTCGATAACGACCTCGGACGTGAGAAAGAGATTGCCGCGCTCAGCAAGCTTAAGAGCGTGATCGAGCAAGCCATCGCGTCACGTCAGCAACGGCCGCAGAACGACGCGGAGGCAGCCGAATGATCAGCTGGCGCCACGTCACGCAATGGACGCGTTACGTCCCGCACGAGCGGGCGGAAGATTTTTGCCGAGTTGGTTGGTGCATCGCCGACGCCTTCGAGCAGACGCCGCATGGCTATTACTGCGTGATGTGCGCCTGGCTGTGCGCGTGCACACCGATCGAGCCGCGGGAGATGCGGCCATGACGGCCTATTACAACGAGGTCGATAAATATGCTGCGCAATGGCTCCGCAATCTCATCGCCGCCGGACATATCGCCAGAGGCGACGTCGATGAGCGTTCAATTGTCGATGTCTGGCTCCCCTGCAGCGACGGAAAGGCGCGGCCAACTAAATCCGGTATTTTCCCGTTGGCTTCTCGGATTCCCAACCGCGTGGGACGACTGCGCGCCTACGGCAACGCGATCGTCCCGCAAGTCGCAGCCGAATTCATAGGGGCCGCCATGGGGCTGTGCGCGTGCAAGCCGGTCGCTTGTGCGGCCCGTAGCGCTCGCTTTGAGCACGGCGAAAGATGGCGGCCACCAGCATGACCGATCAGTTTGCCCAGTTCATCGGTCCCGTTGCACGCTTGCTACTAGGCGAGCCGAACCGGCAGCAATCAACCGCGAAGGAATTGCGCTATGGCTCGCGCGGCTCGTTCGCCGTCAATCTGACAAAGGGCGTCTGGCACGACCACGAGACGGACGAAGGCGGCGGATTACTAGATCTGATTGTGCGCGAGACCAGATGTCCCATCAGCGATGCACCGGCATGGCTCAAGGATCACGGCTTCGAACTCGACAATGAGCGGCCCAGAAGCAACGGCCCAAACGGGAAAAAATCGCAGCGCCGCATCGATAAAATCTTCCCATACGTGGATTTGAACGGACAACTGCTTTTCGAGGTGGTCCGATATTTCCCGAAGGACTTTCGCCAGCGCAAGCCTGACGGCAAAGGCGGTTACGTCTGGAAGCTACAAGATATCAAACTGGTCCCATATCACCTGCCCGAGATAGCCGAGGCCATTGCGCTCGATCATACCATCTTTGTTGTCGAGGGTGAGAAATGCGTCGATCTACTCTGGTCGTACGGCATCCCAGCTACCTGCAATCCCATGGGTGCCGGCAAGTGGACAGACGACCTCACTCCGTACTTCGCCAGCGCTGACGTCATCGTCATCGGCGACTACGATCCGCAAAAACAACATCCCCGCACTAAAGAGTGGATGTACCACGACGACGGCCGCCCGATCTTACCCGGTCAGGACCACGCGCTCAAAGTCGCTGAGGCGCTCAATGTCACGGCCAGTCGCGTGCGCGTGCTCGACCTCGCCGAGCACTGGGACGAGATCAAACCAAAAAACGATATTGCCGACTGGTTCGCCACTGGTGCCAGCGTTGAATTATTTCATGCTTTGGTCGACCACTCCGTCGACTGGACGCCCGAATTGACATTGCGCTTTCCCGAGCCGCAAAGCATCCCTCCGCTGTTTCCGTACAAGCCACGGCCGTTCACCCAGATACCCCCACGCCAATGGCTGCACGCCAAGCACTACATCCGCCGCCATGTCGTCATGACTGTAGCACCCGGCGGCTACGGCAAGTCGTCGCTGCTGCTGCTGAACGCCATCGAACTCGCCACCGGCCGCGGCCTCATCGGGCCGCCACCGCGCGAACGTGTCCGCACTGCCTACTGGAATGCCGAGGAAGCCGAGCCGGAGGAGATCGAGCGGCGTATCGCTGCCATCTGTGTCGCGCACAACATCGACCCAAAGGAACTTGACGGCTGGCTATTTCTAGGCCTCAAGGTCTCCAACGACGAATTCCGCTTCGCTGGCCTGCACGAAGGCAAGATCGCGCCAAACGCGGACCTGATTGAAAAGATCACCAAGTTCATCCTCGACAACGAAATCGGCGTGCTCATTCTTGATCCGATGGTGCAGTTCCATCGCGTGCAGGAAATCGACACCGCCGCCATGGAATCGCTGGTCAAGGACGTGCTTCAGCCGATCGCGTACACCACCAACTGCTGCATCGAGTTGAGCCACCACACCCGCAAGGGCGGACAAAACTTTGGTGGCGCCGAGATCACCGCCGACGATAGCCGCGGCGCAGGAGCTGCCATCAATGCCGCGCGCTCGGTTCGCGTGCTCAACCGCATGACCAAGGGCGAGGCGGAAACCCACGGCGTCAAGGACGAGGACCGCAGGCTTCATCTGCGCATCAGTCGCGATAAGACCAACATGGCGCCGCCAGGCAAAGCCCGCTGGATGCGATTGGCCTCGATCGACATCGGCAACGCGACCGCCACCCTTCCGGCCGACAATGTGCAAGCCGCCACGGCCTGGGACTATCCGAAGGCGTTCGAAGGCGTCACCGTCGAGACCATGCATTTCATGCGCGCCAAGGTCAGCAAGCAAAGCTACCGCAAAGATATCCGCTCGCCTGACTGGGTCGGGAGGCCACTGCTGGAACACCTCGGCCTCAACGCCGATGACAAGGGCGCCCGCAGCCGGGTTCGTGCCATCCTCGATGTCTGGTTCGACAACGGCGTTCTGACCGTGGAACAACGCCACGACGGCAATCGCCATAAGCGCGAGTATGTCATCCCAGGCAACTGGAAGGACATGGAAGCGGAGTCACTTCAGCCCTCTTTTTTGGACTGAAAACAGCATGTGGAACCACCCCTGCGTCAGTAGTTCGAAACCACATCTGCGCAACTGGCGCACTGGCGGTCACTGCGAACGTGTTGCTTCAGTGCGTCAGTCTCTCTCTTTTCTTAAGAGAGACTGGCGAACTGGAGCGACGCAGTGTGTTGGCAGTGCCGACCGTGCGTCGGTGAGTGGTAAGTGGACTGACGCAGATGGTCCCGCGTCTAAACCCTAAAAACAAGAGCGACTGGCGCCGCCCACAGGCGCGAACAAAATGCAAGCACCTCTCTTGGTTGATATGTACTCAGGCACCGTCACGAGGGCGGGCCTCACCACCCTTCCCGGATCGCGCTCGCCCCGGCGCCGAGCACGATCAACACCCACACGCGCCGCCGAATGGAAAGGAAGCCAAATGGACATCAGCGAACAGATCAGCTCCGGCGGATTTATCAAAGTCGCCGATCTTGCCGGCGGACCGCGCCGGGAAGTTATCGCCGAGGTGCGGCCGGGCAGATACCAAAACCCGGATTGCGAGTTCCAGAGTGGTGCCATACTCACGCTCAACGCAACCAACATGCGCACGATGGCGGCTGTCTGGGGCCCCGAGACCGATGCATGGACTGCCAAGGAGATCGAGCTATACGTCGGCAAGACCCAGTACCAGGGGCAAGACCGCGACAGCGTGCTGGTCAAGACGATATCGCCACCGATCCCGATCGCCGAGCGGCCGAAGCCGAAGCCGGCCGTGGCCGCGCCGAAGCGAGCAGCCCCCGTGGATATGGATGACTCAATTCCGTTTTAGGCTCCCCTGGCCGGGGGACGCACGACCGGGCAGCGCGCGGCTCGGCGACGAAAGGCAGCCTGCGGCCCTGGCCACGGGCACGCGCCGTTCACACCGCTCAAGGCTGCCGACGCGCGCACCAATTCAGGCCCGGAAAGAGGCCGCCGATGACTGATCGCGCTATCCTCGAAATGTGGACCGTGTACCACGGCCCGCGCGACTATCCGGGCCAGTACGTGGCGAGAAAGTTTCTGATTATCGGGGGCCGCGGCGAGCCGGTACCGACTGACGACATGTTCGTGGCGCAGACGCTTGAAGAAATCCGCGAGCTACTTCCGCCAGGACTCTACAACTTGGGGCGCCAAGACGGCGATCAGCCGCAAATCGTGGAGTCGTGGGTCTAAACCGATGGTTGGCAGCGATCACGACCTGGACTATCCGCCCTATCTGCACCGCCAGCCCGCGGCCGAGGCCGCCGCATCAAGGCGCACGAAGATGAACGAACGCTTGCAAATCGTGATCTGGACGCTGGCCCTCGCAGTGGCAGCCGTCATCGTCATCGTGATGGTGGCGATGTGAGTGGGCCCGGCTTCATCGTTTGGGTGCAAGGGACGCGGGGGCCCGAGCTGCGATGAAATATCCGCCGCCGCCTGGGCATGCATGCTATCGGCCCAGGCCGCTCGAGTGTGATCCATGACTGCGCGCGGTAAACGCACGACTGATCAAGATCGTTACCTCGGTGAAAGAATTCGTGAGGCACGTCTCTCAGCCGACATGTCCCAGCACGACCTCGCCGAGCTGCTCGGCGTTTCCTATCAGCAAGTCCAAAAATACGAACGTGGTCAGAACCGCGTAAACGGCGGGCGGATCAATCTGCTTGTGACAGCGCTCAACCGGCCGCTGACGTTCTTCATGCCGGATGTCACCGATGTGCGCGCGCAAGCCGACCCGATGCTCAGCAAGTTCATCGCAAGCCGCGAAGGGCTCGAGATCGCGTCGACCTTCTTTCGGCTGTCGCCTGCGTGGCAGAGCTACATTCTCAAGCTCGTCAAACTCGCCAGCGAAACACAAGCCGTGAGTTCTTCGAAATGATCAAGATCGAGTTCGACTACAGCCAGCTCGAGTCGTACGCCAAGTCGTTAAATGCGCGCGCGGATCAGATCCCATTCGCCTTGGCGCTCGCGCTCAACCGCTCGGCCGACGTCACCCGAACGCTTCTTATCCGACACACGTGGCCGACGCACGTGCAAGAGCGCAACAAGTCCTTCATAGCGGCATCGCTCACCACCAAGGATGCGCGTGCTGACAAGCGTTCGCTCGCAGTCGAAATCTACGACAAGCTCGACCGTGGCAACCTGCAGAAGCAGGCGAAAGGCGGCACCAGAACGCCGAGACTGGGCGGGCACCTCGCTGTCCCGGTCAGTACGATCCAGCGCACGTCGCACGGCGTGCCGTCGCGTCTGCGCCCCAAGAACCTCAAGACCGCCGCCTTCAAGATACGCGACATGCTGTACACCAGGGACAAGAAAGGTCGATTGAAGCTGCTCTATTCCCTCAAGTCAGCGACCAAGATACCGAAGCGCGTTCCGTTCTATGAGGACTTCGCGGTATCCATGGAGCGCGAACTGCGCAGGACCATTCCACAGGCGGTTGCCAGGGCGATGGCGACGGCACGATGAGGAGGGCCTGATATGACGGCAGACGAATGGCAGCGGCGGGCGCAGGACGGCTGGCGGGGCCTAACCCCCTACCTGGGCCCGCCCCGGCGCCTGAAACGCGCTGTACGGGCTTCCTACGGCCCGGGCGGGCCATCCCGTTGCAAAGGTACTACAGGCGACAGAAGCCAGGCGGGGTCCTCGCGACGGCACCCCTTCAAGATTTCTGGTTTCGAAATTTCTCGGTTTGGTTATGGCTATGACGGAGAGCAACCATGGCGCGCGTAGGGGCGTCGATCAGGTTCCGGGAGGTGGCGGGGCTGACGGCTTACGCCAGAAATGCCCGCACGCATTCGGAGGAGCAGGTTTTGGAGATTGCGGCGTCGATGCGGGAGTGGGAGCACCACCAGCAAAGGCGCCGCCGCGACGATCAGGGGTGGACGGTGCGGCGCAAGCGTGACAGCGGAGGGTAGATGAGTAACACGAACGAAAATGAGATCGCGCACACCTTGCAGGAACTCGACAGACTGCGCGAAGAACGCAAGCAGCTCAATGCCAAGATCGGCAGACTCGTTGACAAAATCAAACGCTGGGACTCTGGCTTGCGGAAAGCGCGCTCGTTGGAGAAGCGCCTCACAATTGAAAAACGGACTCGCGCCATCTGCGACATGCGTGCTGGTGGTACTACATACAAACAAATCGCGGCTCACTTTGGCATTTCAATTTGTAGAGCCCGCCAAATCTTTGAAATACAGCGGTGGCGCGAGCAGCGGCGCGGCGCGACCGTGACAGCGGAGGGCTGAATGACCGTGATCAACAAGGAACTTCAATCAACACGAATCGTGACGATTGAGGAGGTGAAGCTGGATTGTGTGCTGGACGGTGCGAAAGTTTTCAACGCCGGTTGCTACGCGCGCGATCCAACAGCCGTTTGATGCGGTCAAATTCATCCGGGTCCATCGTTTCCTGCGCCTTCAATTGGGCATGATAGACTTCGCACCACTTTTCCACGGTCAGCGTCTTGCCAAGGCTCATCATCATCAGATAGCCGTTGACGGTGGCATCAAAGCAAAGCTGTCGGTGCTCCTCAATCACGTCGCCAGCGGCAATCCACCGGTCCACCTCGCGCCTGACGTAAGCTGTCTGCTCGCTGGTCATTGCGCTCATCGACATGGTTGCCGTTGGCAGTTGGCAGTGCTGGTCCCGACGCGACGGCCATCAGCGCCGTAGACGGTGACGGTGCCATCGCGGCTGGTGGTGGTGCTGCCGATCTTGCGGCCGGCGGCATCGTAGTGTGAGGGTGGTGCCTTGGCTGTCGGTGACCGAGCGGCCGACCACGCGGCCGTCGGGTCCGTACAGCGTCTGCTGTTGGGCCAACGCAGGGGCGAGCAGCACCAGCAGCATGGCGAAGATGAGGATCATGTTCGGTCTCTTCCCTTACCGGTTCACTGACTGTGACCCCCTGACGGCGTCAGCACAGCATTGCCTTGCGGCTCGTAGTCACCATTCCAAAAGCCGGGAAAGATGGAGCTGATACTTGCGGTGCCCCACTGCGTCCCAGGTTGGTACAGGCGAGCATTTTCTTTGGTGACTCTCTCGGTGCCGATAAGCTCGCATGTGATCTTCTCCACCAAGCCTATTGCGCCGTTGAGCGGGAATGACATGCTGTCGTGCGTGATGGATAGCTTGCGAACAAGGTAGAAAATCGCAGCGCCGCCGCCGACCTTGTAGCCATTCTTGTCGTAGAACGAGCAGTCCCAAGCTACCGAAGCAAAGTCGGTGCCTGAGGTATTCCGCATCGACACCAGTTCTTGCAGATATGAGCCATTGCTCACGCCGCGCTGAAACTGGATTTGCAGGCGACCACCCGGTGGTTCGCCGGGGATCGGTGGATCACCAGCATAACGACGCTCTTTTTGGTTTTGATCCAACTGCTCTTGGGTCATTCGAACAGGCTGGTAGCCCTTCGGATAGGTGAGCGCGTTGACATTCACCCATAGACAGGGAGGCGCAGCACCGGCTGGCAGCACGCAGGATGTGTTTCCCCAATAGTTCTGCTCAACAACCACGGTGCCTACAGCGAGTTCGCGGCATTGCGTGGTCACCTTGGCGCATGCTTGCACGGGGGTCGATACAACAACGTTGCCATCGGCGCGGGCAGCGGTGGTCGTGAGCAGCTCATCGGCAGCGCTGGACCGCTCCAATGGTATAATCTGCATTGGTTTAAGTTCGTGCTTCAACACCCAGAGGCATGGCGCTGAAGCTCCCTCTGGCACTACACAGACCGCGTCAAGGAAGCGTTTCTGCGAAAGAACAGCGGTGCCAGCGGTGATGCCGCGACAATGATCAGGATCACTGAGATCGAAAATTCGTCCTGTTGCCTTGCCGGTGCTTAGTGCGCCTTCGTTAAGAATGGCGCAGCCGATGGCTTCCTCGGTGATGATGTAATCAGCCTTGAGGTCACCGATTATTACGGCTGGTGGTTGGGCTGGTGTCGGCGCGGCCGGCGTGGTCGCAGCGGAAGGACTATTTGCCGCCAGCCACGTACCGAGGGCAAGTAGGCCAAACAGGCCAACCGAGCCGATTAGACTGTCGGTGCGTTTGCTGGTTTGGATGCCGTGTCTCCAGGTCATTTTGCTTGCTCCAATTGTTGAAGTTTCCAATTACGGCACACCGTCAGTTTCCCTTACGGTACGCCATTCCGCCTTGTTAGTCGATTTGGACCCGGTGCTGGACTTGTTGTTTTGCGCCAAACTGTTGATTATCAGCGCCAATCAAGGGAAACGGGCCAACAAATGGGGCTGGATGCCTGAGAAGGAGGCCGAATATGGCGGACGAACAACAAACGCTGAGCGTGGATCAAGCCAATGAGGGCGCCAACCATCCCCGGGGCCCGCTGGTCAACACCGAGGAGGCCGGCAAGCTGATCCTGAAGGGGCCGGAACGGATACGGCAGCTGGCCAAGGCGGGCTGGATCGCGCAGGCGGGGACGCCATCGGATCGGCGTTACCGATTGCTTGACGTGGTACAGGGTTATATCCGCTTTCGCGACGACGAGGACCGGCGCACCAGCAAGATGGCCGCGCACTCGCGCATCACCGATGCCCGTTCGCGCGAGGTCGAATTGAAAAATGCGCAACGCGAGGGGCGGCTGGTCGACTTGGATGAGGTGCTTGCGGTAATCGAAAGCATTGTCGCCATGTTCCGGCTGCAGCTTTCCGGGCTGCCAGCCCGTGTCACTCGCGATCTACAACTGCGCCGGACGATCGAGACCGCCATCCATGACATCCTCGACCACATCGCCGATCTTGCCGCCGAAAGCGCACAAGCTTTGGGAGCGCGTCGCGCTGCTCATGCGGCCGTCGCGGCCGATGCCGCCGGATCAGTGGGCGGCGACGAACCGGACGCATCCGCAAACGGCGGGCGTGCCGGGGCCACGTGATCCGTACCTGACGCCGTACATCGTCGAGCCGGCGCGCATGATCGCGTCCGGCCGATACAAGCGCGTCGTCTTGGTGTTCGGGGCACAGACCGGAAAAACCGAATGTCTTCTGGACGTCGCCGGTCAGCGGCTTGATCAGCGTCCGGGGCCTATTCTGTACGTGGGGCCCAACAAACAATTCTTGTCTGAGCAGTTCGAGCCGCGCGTAATGGCGTTGCTCGATGAGGCGCCGACGCTGATGGCAAAGGTCGCGCGCGGCAAGCGCATGACCAAGACCCGCAAGGTGGTTGGCGGCGTGCCGTTCCGCCTCGCGCATTCGGGCTCGTCGACCGCACTGAAGTCAGACCCGGCCGTGCTCGCGCTGGTCGATGAATACGACGAGATGCGCGACAACGTGAATGAGCAGGGCGGTCCGCTAGGACTGGTCGAGCGGCGCGGCGATACCTATGCCGACTTCGTTTGCGTGGTGACGTCGACGCCGAAGCGCGGGCGGGCGGCAGCAGTCAAGGATGAGACATCGGGTCTGATGTTCTGGGACGTTGCTGCGACCGAGGATATTCAAAGCCCGGTCTGGCAACTCTGGCAGCAGGGCACGCGGCACCACTGGTGTTGGCCCTGCCCGCATTGCAAGGATTATTTCGTCCCGCGCTTTGAACTGATGCGCTACCCGCTCAAGGGGACGCCGATGGAAGCGGCGCGTGAGACGTTTTTGCAGTGTCCAGCCTGCGGCGGCGTGATCCTCAACGAGCACAAGGAGGCGATGAATGAACGTGGCCGCTTCGTCGCGCCGGGGCAGTCGATCGATCGGGACGGCAATCTGCATGGCACCCCGCGCGAGCGGTTGACCGTCTCATACTGGGTGTCGGGGCTTGCTTCACCATTCGTTTCGTTCGGCGAGCGCATCTCGGTGCTGGTCGAGTCGCAGCAGTCCGGCGACGACGCCATGGTGCAGCAAGCGGTCAATGCCGGCTTCGGCGAGCTCTATTCGCCGGGTGGCGGCGAAGTCCCCGAATGGATGGAGATCAAGGAGAAGTCCCGGCTGGCTACCTACAAGCGCGGCGAGGTTCCGGAGGACGTGCTCTATCTGACTTTGGCATGCGACGTACAGCGGCACTCGATCCCGTGGGCGATCCGCGGGTGGGGCGCGCGTGCCACGTCGTGGCTGATCAATTACGGCTATCTGCGCGGCGATACATCGGAGGAAGATATCTGGGCGGCTCTGGGCGATCTGGTCGTGCAGCCAATCGACGGCATGGCAATCCGGCTGGCGTTCGTTGACAGTGGCTTCCGCCCAGGCAAGACCGATACGCTGCCGCTCAATCGGGTGTACGAGTTTTGCCGCCGATTCATGCGCAGGGTGCGGCCGACCAAGGGTTCGTCGGCACCGATGCGGACACCGCTTGTCATCAGCAAGATCGAGGTCAGCCGCAAGGATGGCCGTGCCGCAAAGTACGGGCTCGACCTTGTGCGGCTCGACACCGACCACTGGAAATCATGGGTGCATGAGCGGCTGCGCTGGCCGCAAGACCGGGCCGGCGGCTGGCATGTGTTCAAAGGCGTGGACGACGATTATTGCCATCAGATCGTATCGGAAGCGCGGCTCAAGAAGCCGACCGGGCGCGTGGAATGGGTGCAGCGATCGAGGGCTAACCATTTTTTTGACGTGGAGGCCATGCAGGCCGCGGCTGGCTATCTGCTCAATGTGCAGCGCATCCCATTGCAAAAGCAAGAGCATAGCACTAAGGATGCAGTCGGCAGGCAGCCATCAACCCAATCCGAGGTAGACGGACCGACGCAAGCGCCGCCTGTTCCGCCGATGCTGCGGAGCAGAAGAACGAGGCGCATCGTTCGCTCAACATATCTCGGAGCATGATGGGGCTCCCGGTTTGCCTTCCCATCCAACGCGCGAAGAATTACTAGCGCAAGTCGAGACCCTGAAGACCGAACTGGCGCGGGCTCGCACGCGTGTGCGGCCGCACGCAGAGCCGCACGACACAAGTTCACAACACACGGTTATTACCGAGACGCCGCGCCAGACCACCATCGAGACAACGCGAGTCCCGCCGACCGAACAGCAGCAGTTCAGGGTGCCACGTGGCGTCGTCCGCACGGGTAAGCAGGCAACGCCAGACCAGATCGTCGCGCGCATAACCGCCATCAAGACGGTGATCGCATCGGGTGTCGAGGGCGCAGGCTATGGTGACAAGCGCACCGACTTTCGTTCGCTCACCGAGCTTCGGCAGATTCTCAATGGCCTCGAGGAGGAGCTGGCCGAGGCCCTGGGCATCGGAGGGCGCATCCGGCAAATCCGCATAACCACTGCAGCGGACAAGGGGCTTTAGAAGATGGGCCTCGTTCGCGACATGCTGTCGGAAGGAGTGCTGGGCAGGTTCATCTCGCGCACGGGCAAATCATTTCGCAATGACTTCGATGGCGGACGCTCACGCCGACGGCTTAAGAGCTGGCAGCCGACACAGAATACCGTCAACACCATCCTGACCTCGTCCGGGCACCTGTTGCGCGCGCGCGCGCGCGATGCACTTCGCAACAACCCGCATGCTGTCGCGGCCTGCGACAGCTTCGTTGCCAACCTCATCGGCACCGGCATCAAGCCGTCGTCACTGCTCTCGGACCAGCCCGATCTTCGCGAGCAGATCATGCAGCTATGGTTGGATTGGACCGACGAGTGCGACGCCGACGGCATCGCCGATTTCTACGGCATGCAAACAATAGCCGCGCGCGCGCTGTTCGAGGCTGGTGAATGTTTCATCCGTTATCGCGTGCGCAAGGTTGCGGACGGCTTCCTGGTGCCGTTGCAGCTCCAATTGCTCGAAAGCGAGATGTGTCCCTACCAGCTGAATCAGCAAGCCCCAAACGGCAATTGGATCATGAACGGGATCGAGCTGGATTACCTGGGGAGGCGGGCAGCCTATTGGTTTTATCCGACTCATCCCGGGGATGCCCCCATCGAACTGATGCCGGTGATGCAGCCTGTGCGCATCCCGGCGACCGAGATTCTGCACGTCTTCAAATGCACGCGGCCGGGTCAGATGCGCGGGGTCCCACTGGTTACCCCTGCACTGGTGCGGATGTTCTTCCTCGACCAGTACGATGATGCCGAGCTGGAGCGCAAACGCATCGCGGCAATGTTCGCGGGCTTCATCACCACCGCAACGCCCGAAGACGTGATCCCGATCGACGGCATCGACACCAGCGCCCCGCAGGAAAACATCGCGCTGTCTGGCCTCGAACCGGGCACCATGCAGACCCTGCTGCCTGGGGAGGACATTAAATTTTCCGAGCCCGCAGACGTCGGCGGAAGCTACGAGGCGTATCAGTATCGCCAACAGCTCTCGCTGTTCGCGTCTCTGGGTATTCCCTATTCGTTGTGCACGTCCGATCTGCGGCGCGCGAACTATTCATCCCTGCGCGGTTCGATCGTGGAGTACCGGCGCAAGCTCGAGCAGGTGCAGCACAACGTGTTTGTCTTTCAAATGTGTCTGCCGATCTGGCGGCGCTGGATGGACACCGCGGTGCTGGCGCAGGCGCTCCCGCTGGAGCCGTCGAGCTACCTGCTGCAGCAGGTCGAGTATCAAAAGGCCAAGTGGATTCCGCAACGCAACGACTGGGTCGATCCGTTGAAGGACCGGCAGGCCGAGAAGCTCGCAGTGGATGCAGGCTTCAAGGCGCGCAGCGATGTGGTCGAGGCTGAAGGCTACGACCCGGAGGAGAACGACAAGCGCATTGCGGCCGACCAGGAGCGTGCGGAGCGGCTGGACCTCGTGTTTGCGGTCCACACCGCCGCCGCCACGCAGCCGCTCACGCCGAGCGAGCAGGCCGCCGAGGATGCCAAGCAGCAGGAGGCCGCCGACGCCGCGGCACAGACGGCCGCCGATGCTCAGGAGGAAGCTGCATGAGTGACGCCGCCGCTACCACAAAACAAATGCGCGCTGCACCCGTTCGATGGCCACGGCGGCGTCCTGTACCCGAGGCACTGGTTCACTGGGCATCAATTGCGCATTGGCCACGGGGACGTCTGAGCGAAGCATCTCAGGCTGTACTGCGCAATATAAGGAAACCCTCTTTCAAAGGAGCAGAATGATGCGGCAGTGGTTCGCCATGAAGGCCGAGGAAAGCGTCGGCGAGATCGTCATCTACGACGCGATCGGCAAGTCGTTCTGGGATGACGAGGCGGTCACCGCCAAGGATTTCCTCGATACGCTGGCAGCGCTGGGCGACGTAAAGACGATCAACCTGCGCATCAATTCTCCCGGTGGGGATGTGTTCGACGGTGTCGCCATCCAGAACGCTTTGAAGAAACACCCGGCCACGGTGACAGCGCACATCGACGGGATCGCCGCATCGGCTGCATCCTTGATCGCGATGGCGGCCAACAAGATCATCATGCCGGCCAACACGTTCATGCTGGTGCATCAGGCATCGGGCTTTGCGTACGGTACCGCCGACGTCGCGAAGGCACTCGCTGCCGATCTCGAACGCATCGATAACAGCGCCGCCGCGACATACGTGGCGCGCACCGGCCAGACCACCGACAAGGTCATGGCGCTGATGAAAGAAGACCGATTGATGGATGCCAACGAGGCCAAGGAGCTTGGCTTCGCCGACGAGGTTGCGAAAGAAGTCAGGATGCAGATGGCGGCGAATTTTTCGCTGCATCTGTTGCCGAAAGCGGCGGCAGCGCGCTTCACCGCCGCAACAGGGGCCGGCCAGCAGCAGCAAGGCTCCCCGCCTCAACCTGCACCGGTTCTTCAGGGACCGGGGGCCCAGCCCAATACTCCCCCGGTCCCGCCCACCGCCGAGGTGATCGACCTCAACGCCGCCAAGCAGCAAGGCGTCGACGAGCATAAAACCTATGTCGCGTCGGTCACCGACCTGTGCACCCTTGCGCGCGTTCTCAATCGGGTCGGCGATTACGTGCGCGCCAGTACGCCGATCGAGCAGGTGCGCAAGGAGCTGCTCGAACTCAGCGCCGCGCCTGCTGTGAACGTCCTGCCGCAACATCCGCTTGCGGCCCACAGCAACGCGCCGGCTTCGGCATGGTCGAAGATCACCGACAAGATCAACGCGCGCATGAAGTAAAACAAATGGAGCCAGATCGATGTCCAAGTTTCCAATTCAGTATGAAGGTCCGCACCCCGCCGAGTTCATCCTGTCCGAGGCGAGCGGTAGTCGCTCGCGCGACAATGCCTACTTTGCCGATCCATCGGTCGTGAAGGTCGCACAGCCGGTGAAGAAGACGGCGGGCGCCACTACCGACACGCCCGCCACCTATGTCGTGGCCACGGTCGGTGCCGACTGTCAGGCACTCGCGATCTACGGCGGGGTCTCATCGTCGGGTGAAGGGCTGCGCATTGCAGTGCTGACGCGCGACTGCGAGGTCAATGGCAGGCTGATCAACTGGGGGAGCATGTCAACGGCCGAGCAGGTCATTGGCGCCACGACGCTGGCGACCAACGGCATCATCACCCGCGTTTGACAGTCATTCATCGCTGACCGGATAGGCAGCATAGAAGAGGATCACGACCATGCTCGACATCTTTCGCAGCGATGCATTCCAAACGGTGCCGCTGACGCTGGCGATCAATAACTTGAAATTCGTCCCTGGCTACATCTCAAGCCATGGTCTGTTCACTGAAAGCAGCATCGCCACCACGGCGTTCGTCATCGAGGAGAAGAACAACATTCTGACGCTGGTCGCTCCGACGCCGCGCGGTAGCCCTGGCCACACCATGGACAAAACCAGGCGCTCGATGCGCATGCTGACGGTCCCGCATTTCGAGATCAATGACGCCATCATGGCCGAAGAGGTGCAGGGGGTGCGCCCGTTCGGCCAGGAGGACGGCACCGAATCGGTGATGACCAAGGTGGGCGAGCGCATGCAGTTGGCAGGGCAGAGCCTCGAATACACGCAGGAGCATTCGCGCGTGGGGGCAATCAAGGGAGTAATTACCTACGCCGACGGCACCAAGCTCGACCTGTTCAACGAATACGGCCTGCCGGTCCCGTCCAACATCGACATGAATTTGGACAGCACTGCCAACGACGGCTCGTTGCGGCAGAAGTGCGCAAGCATCATCCGCATCGAGGGCGCAAACTTGGACGGGCAGAGCTTCACCGGCATCGAGGCGATCTGCGGCGACGCCTTCTTCGATGCACTGATAAAAAATGCAGAGGTGCGCGCCACCTATGTGGCGGCCATGCAGGGCGCCGAGCTGCGCACGCAATACGTTTCGGCAGGCCAGACCTGGGGAAGCTTCATCTTCGCCGGCATCCAATGGACCAACTATCGCGGCTATGCATTGGGCGCACCGATGGTCGAGACCAACATGGCGTATCTGTACCCGCTGGGGGTCCCGAGCCTGTTCCAGACGGTGTTCGCGCCGGCCGACTACATCGAGACCGTCAACACCATGGGTAAGCCGCGCTATGTGAAGCAATACACGATGCAAAACGACAAGGGCATCCATCTCGACGTGCAGATGAACGTGATCAACATCTGCACCCGGCCGCTGGCGCTGATGCGCGCCGTAATGACCTGATCCTCCCGCCACCAAACTGGCGCGGTAAGGCCCGCGTCCATTTTTTGAGAGGGAAAAAGACGAGCCCAGCAATACACCATTGGGCATCACTGCTTGACTGGCTAGGCTCGCCGCTTAAAGGAAGCACAAACCCAGCGTAATGCGCAACGAAAGAGCTGGTAGACGATGGGCGTTGACTTCGACGCATTGGTATTGTCGCCGTGCGAGGACATTTTTGCGATCGAGTGCACTTTCACGCAGCTCGTATCGAACCCGGCTGCCATTCCGGTGGTGGTGCGTGGCGTCTATTCATCGGGGCCAATCGACGTCGGCATGCAGGACGACACGATCTTCGGCGACCAGGAAACATCGCTGGGCATCAGGCTACGCGACTTCGCGGTGGCTCCCGACCGTGGCGATCTCGTCGAGATTACCGACGCCAGCCATCCCGCGTTCGGGGCGAGGTACTGGATCGGCGACAAAGACCTGGATGGACAGGGAGGTGCCAAGCTGCTGCTGCGCACGCAGGAACCATGAGCTACTGGGCAGGCCAGATACAAGCCAAGGCGATGGAGCTGGCGCAGGCTTATTACGGCACGTGGTTCAAAACCTATCGCATCACGCCAATGCTGCAGGTGCATCCGCAGGACCTGCCCGTGCTTGGCATCTACATCCTGCGCGAGCGGCGAGAGAACTCGCAGGCCAATCAGGCCGAGCCGAAGTTCAACACCACCCTGACGTTGGGCTTTTCTGGTGGCGTTCATGTCGAAACCAGCAAGCAGGATCAGTTGAGCGCACTCGAAGACGCGATGTCAGAACTCGATGAGCTGCTGCTGAGAGAGCCGAGTTTCGTGAAGATGACCGAAGGCATCCCCAGCATGGACCGCACGTCGCAGTTCGCCAAGGTGGGCGAGACAACGCTCTATGAAATCCGCATCGAGATGATGCTGCAGAACTCGGAATACTATCCGCCGCGCGTGGATGACACGTTCGAGACGCTCCACGTCACCACCCAGTTCCCGGATCAGGCGCACGTCGACAGCGGCACTGAGCAGATCGTGCGCGTGTACGAGTTGGATCAGAATTCATGAGCGCGTGGGTGGTGTATTGGTTGCACGACGAACGCTGCATCTGCTTGCAGAAGCACGGCTATGTTGGCATCAGCGGAGCGTTCATGACGCGACTTGTGGTTCATCAGCGCAACAAGCGCTTCCCGGCAAACTTCGAGTGGTCGATCATCTTCACGGGCACCAAGAATGAATGCTTGGCTCTAGAACGTACATTGAGACCTGGGTTTGGCATCGGTTGGAATAGAGCGCGCGGTGGTACGCCGGCAGTCGAATTCACAGCAGAGGTTCGCGAGAAGATGGGCGCGAGCCGTCGTGGTAAGCCACCGACTGATGCGCAACGTGCGCAATTTGTGAGGCAAAGCGAACGGACTAAGGGCAAGCCGACGCATCCGGGCTTGACCGTCCTGGGCAGACGCCGCCCTCCCGAAGAAATTGAACGCATCGCCGCAAACAATCGCGGCAAGGTTCGATCTGCGGAATTTCGCGCCAAGCTGGGAGAATTAAAACGAGGCAATCGCAATCGCGTCGGTAAGCGGCACTCCGAGGAAACCAAACGGCAAATTAGTTTAAAGAAACGCGGTGTGCCAGTTCACTCAGATGAGTTCAAAGCAACTCTAAGCGCGCGGCTGCGAGGCAACACCTACACCAAGGGTAAACCTTGGTCCACCGCGCGCAGAGCCGCGCACCACCCCCGGCCTTAGAAGGAGACCACACTATGCCTGTGAGCTTCAATTCCATCCCTCAGGGATGGCGGATGCCACTATATTGGGTTTTTTAACCTAGGCCCCTTTGTCGAGTAATCGACATCGAACAAACCGGGTGAACTCAGGGGACATCCAGACCGGACAATCCTGAGCCAAGCGCCGAAAGGCGAAGGTGCAACGACCAGAGCGAAAGCTCGTAGGGCCAAGCGGCCCGAAGCGCCCGGCCCCTCGCAAGAGGGTGATGATATGGTCTCCTCTGCACAGGAATGTGCAGCAGCCGAAAGGCGGCAACGACGGTAGCGTGTCGTTGTGAAGGCAAGGCGAAGTCGATCCATCGATGGCCGGTTACCCGCGCTCGCGGCTGACCTCGCTGATCATCGGCACAATGCTCTCGACTGGACACGCCATCCCCGACGTGCCGATCCCGGTTCCGTCGCAGGCCGACGCGCGGCAGTTGTTCGGCTATGGCTCGATGCTCGATGCCATGGTGGAGAGCTTCACCAAGAACAATTTTTCGCAAGAGCTGTGGGTGGTGCCGATCGCACAGGCGGCCGCCGGACAGGCGGCGACCGGCACCCTTACCGTGACCGCACCAGCGACCTCATCGGGGACGCTGCCGATCTACATCGCTGGGCGGCGTGTGCAGACGTCGGTCATGGCGGGTGAGGATGTCGCCGTCGTCGGCGGCAATATCGCCAAAGCCATCAACGCTGATCCGTCAATGCCGGTCATCGCGACGACAGCGAGCACTGACGCGCCGCTGGTAACGCTGACCTGCAAATGGAAGGGCGTCGAAGGCAATGATATCGACGTGCGGCTGGCTTATGGCGGTGCACTGGCGGCCGAGATGGTCCCAGTGGGCCTCGCCATTACGCTGCCAGCCAACAACAAGCTGTCTGGCGGTTCTGGTTCGCCAGTCATCACCACCGCAATCGACAACCTGGGTGACGAAATCTACGAGTACGTCGCGACCGGCTTCAACGACAGCAACACGCTAAACGCATTGGAATACGAGTACGGCTTCAGTGATAGCGGGCGCTGGGGCTGGCTGCGGCAGCTCTATGGCCATGTGTTCGGGGCCAAGCGGGGCGATTACCCGACGTTGCTGGCCTATGGCCCCAGCAACAACAGCGGGGTTCTCTCGATCATGGGAGTCGAGCAGAATTCCCCGACACCGCCATGGAGTTGGGCTGCAGCCTATGCAGCCAAGGCGGCGCGGGCGCTGCTCAATGACCCGGCGCGCCCGCTGCAGACGCTGGCTCTGGAGGGGTGCCTGCCACCGCCCAAGCATCAGCGTTTCGACAAGGCCCAGTGCAATGCGCTCTCGGGCGTCGGCATCGCTACTCAGGGCGTCAATGACGGCGGCACCCCGGCGATCCTGCGCGAGAGCACGACCTACCAGAAGAATCTCTATGGTCAGGGCGACGATGCTTATGAAGTGATCCCGACGCTGGCCACGCTGTCGGCCCTGTTCCGATCGCAGCGGCAGGCCATCACCAGCAAGTTCCCGCGCCACAAGCTGGCCGATGACGGCACTCGTTTCGGCGCCGGTCAGGCTATCGTGACACCGAAGATCATCAAGGCCGAGCTGATCGCACAATATGTCAACGACCAGTTCCTGGGCCGCGTAGAGAATATCAAGGCATTCAAGTCCAACTTGATTGTTGAGAGGAACGTGACCGACGTGAACCGCGTCGATGTGCTCTACCCGCCTGACCTGATCAATCAGCTTCGCATATTTGCAGTGCTCGCCCAATTTCGTTTGCAATATGACAGAGGTGGCGTAACTGGAGTGATCGTCTAAGGCAAATTGTGGCGCGTGTGCGCGCACCCCTGATGAGAGGCGGTTGATGGATGTCTACGGCAAGATCAGCAAGCCGTTCTGGGACGACAAGCCGGTCGCGGTCGTGGCGGGTGGCCCGTCGCTGATCGGCTTCGATTTCGAGCGGCTGCGCGGATGCCATTTGCTGGCAGTAAAAGGGGCTATGTTCGACATCCCGTGGGCTGATGCAGGCTTCGGCCTCGACATGCCGCGCTACGAGGAATGGCGCGACAAGCTCACCAGGGTGCAAAGCCGGGTCTATTGGGCAGTGCCAGAGGACCAGCTTGAAAAGACCGGCCCGCCGCCATCGAAGAACGTAACCTTCCTGCGCAGGCTCGTGGGCGAGGCGCTATCAACCGATCCTGGTGAAATCTATGGCGGCGGCACCAGCGGGTTCGGGGCATTGCAGATTTGCTTGCACAAGCGAGCCAAGCGCATCGTCCTGTTCGGTTACGATTATGATGGGGCGTATGACGGCGGGTCTTTCAGGCACAATGGCCGGCACTATGAAAAACGGCGCGCGCAGAATTTCGAGAACTGGGTGGCGTGGGCCACACATTTCGCGGTCTATGTGCCGTATCTCAACAAGAACGGAATCAGCATCCTGAATGCCTGTCCATCATCGGCGATCCACTGTTTTCAAAAGGTCACGCTGGACGACGGGGTGAACTGGGTCTGTGGGGCGTGAAATGTTGACACACGAACGTCTGCTGTCATTGCTTTCATACGAAAAACATACCGGCATCTTTAGGTGGCGGGTGGCGCGCTCAAATGTGGCTGCTGGCAGTGTCGCTGGCGCAATCAGCAAGATCTCTGGTTACAGGGAAATTCGCCTGGATCGCAGGTTATATGGGGCTGCGCGGTTGGCATGGTTCTACGTGACTGGGGACTGGCCAAAGGTGACGGTTGATCATTGTGATACCGACCGCACGAATGATGCTTGGGAAAACCTGCGCGAAGCAAGCTACACCGAGCAAGCTCAGAACAGACCAAACCGTAGCGACAACAAGAGCGGCTTCAAGGGCGTGTCTCGCCATTCGCACAACGCACGATGGATAGCTAACATCTGTATTGAAAAACGACAAACTTATCTCGGCTCGTTTGATGATCCTGCAGTGGCATACGCAGCTTATTTGATGGCGGCGCAAAAACACTTCGGGAAATTCGCCAATGGCGGATGAATGCATATACATCGGCTACGATCAACGGCCAGCCGAAGTCTTGAGCTTTGCGGTTGCCCGCCATTCCATCAAGCGCAGGCTCAACCTGCCAATCCCGATTTACGGGCTGCTTCTACAAGAGTTGAAAGAAGCGGGACTGTACTTGCGCAACATCGAGGTCCGCGATGGGCGTTTGTGGGACACGATCTCTAATGCACCGATGGCTACTGAGTTTGCGATCAGCCGGTTTCTGGTGCCGTATATCGCGCGCGATGGCTGGGCATTGTTCGTGGATTGCGATGTCATGGCACGGGTCAGCCTCACTCAGTTATTCGCATGCGGTGATCCCAGCAAGGCTTGCATGGTGGTCAAGCACGATCACCGTCCAAGCGGCGACACCAAGATGGATGGGCAGGTGCAGACCGCCTATCCGCGCAAGAACTGGTCGAGCGTGGTGCTCTGGAATTGCGACCATCCCGGCACGAGGTGCCTGACACCTGCGCTCGTCAACGCAAGGCCGGGACTCTGGTTGCATCAGTTCTCATGGCTGGACGACAACGACATCGGCGAACTCGATCCGCGCTGGAATCACTTGGTCGGGGAGGTCCTGCCACGGCAGGACGCCAAGCTGGTGCATTTCACCAACGGCACTCCGAACATGGCGGGTTATGAGGATTGTGAGTTCGCCGACGAATGGCGGGAAGAGCTCGAACGGTGGGCCGCATGAAATTGCTCGTCATCGGGCCCGACATCCGCGATTTCCGCAGGGTAAAGAACTTCACAGGTGTGCAGGCCTACTATCTTGCGCGCGAACTGCGAAGGCGCGGTGTCGAACTATGGTTCGTTGACGGCAAGCACGTCAACCCGCTGCAGCAGCTCGCGGCGTTGGACGCTCACGGGGCCGACCATGTGCTGGCGCTTGGCCTGCGCTGGTTCACACACAAACCGATTGGCTGCGCAACGATCTTGAAGGGCAAGGTCAATGGCGCGGTCACGCAATTGCACGACGGCCTGGTGCACGAATATCTGGCCCCGCACCTGATCGGGGTGGATTGCACGTTCACCTTCCGTGACGACAGCACGCGGACCAAGGAGTGGGATCGCTACGCCAAGACCAACCATTACATCGGATGGGCGGCCGACCCCGACGTTCTGTTCCCGCAGCAGAGCGCGAGCATGCTGAGCGTCTTGATCGACCACTGCTATTATAAGGGCGGGATGCCGGACATCACCTCGGACGTCACCGCAGACGTGATGGGGTTCGCGGCAAGGGGCGAGTGGCGTGACCGCTACACGGCGATCCGGGTGCGCAGGCTCGTCAATGGCGGCGCGGAGACCATCACTGTTGCCAACGTCGAGACGCAGCCGTTCGACCGCAAGCACATTCCATTCGAGGACATCGCCCGCGAGTATCGGCAGACCCACGTCTACATGGTCACCCACAAGGAAAGCGTTGGGCTCACGTGCCTGGAGCTGGCGTTCTGCGGCGCGCTGACGGTGGCGCCCGTGGGAATGATCTACAAGGACCGATTACAGACCATCAGCAATATCCAATACAACGGCACGCGCGCGCCGTGGACCGAGGTGCTCAACGCAATCAACATCGGGGCGGCCGCGAATCTGGCGCGAGAGCAGACCTGGGACAAGGTCGTTGAACGGATGCTGACGTGGTTCGGAGGCTATCGGTAATGTCACAAAATCTGGTGGGTTTCGTTTGGATATTGGCGCTGCTTGGCGCCGGCATCCTTGTCTACGTGCTGTTCATGCCATGGTAACGATCATCGCATGCGTGCGCACCGGTACCGCCTATCCGTTCGAGTACGTCATCAAGCTGCGCAACATGGTGCAGCTCCACATGCACCGCCCCTTCGAGTTGGTCTGCATGACCGACCAGCCAGAGCGTTGCGATGGAGTGACCTTTATCGACATTGCCGAAATCGCCCTTCCGGGATGGTGGGCGAAGCTTATTCTGTTCGCCCCCGAGTGGCGCGCCCTTCACAAGATCGTGTACTTTGACTTGGATACCCTGATCATCAACGACATCACACCACTTGCGGATGTGCCGGGCGAGTTCGCGATTCTGGAAAGCCCGGTGCGGCAAGCGGGCATCGCCAGCTATCCCTGCAAGTACAATTCGTCGGTGATGGTGATCGGTGCAGGCATGGCGAGTTTCGTCTGGACCCGCTTCGACCGGCAACGCGATCAGCTGATGGCGCGCCATGAGCGATACGGCGACCAGAAGGTGATCGAGGAGCTGTATCCTTCGGCGTTGTTCCTGGCGCCATTGCTGCCAAAAAACTTCTTTATCAATTACAGATACCTAACCATGCACAGGCCGCAGGCTTCGGTGGTGAATTTCGGTGGCTCACACAAGCCTGCGAACTGCCAGATCCCATGGGTGCAGCAGCAGTGGGCGTGATGGTCTTCGAGATCGACGGGTTGGCGATCAACATCATCGACATTGACGACCGCATGGTCGTGCACATGCGCGCGGGCGATGGCTACGAGCACGACAGTTTGACCGCGTGGGCGCGGCTGATCAAACCCGGTCGGGTTGCCATCGACGTCGGTGCCTACACCGGATTGTTTTCGATCATCGCGGCGTTGCGCGGCGCTTATGCGGTTGCGCTCGAACCGATGCCGGCAAACCGGTGGCGGCTAAGTGCAAATGCGGCGCTCAACAAGGCAAATGTGAAGATTATCGGGTGTGCCGCTTCCGACTGTAATGGGATGGCAAAGCTCAATTACAACCCGCGCGTCCCACTTACTACTGGAGCAAGTTTGGAGGTCGGCGTGAAGGCTCACGCAGAGAGCCTACTAGTGCCGTGTTTGACCATCGATTCGCTCGCGTACACGGAAGTTGCCGCTATAAAGCTGGATGTTGAGCGGCACGAGCTTTCGGTGTTGCGCGGCGCGATGCAAATCATCAAACGAGATCGTCCTGCGATGTTGATCGAGACGCTGGATGACGAGATGCGAGTCCAGGTCATGAAACTGCTTCCGCGTTACGCCGTCGCTGCCGTGCTCGACACGCGGAATACGTTGTTTGTCCCAAAATAGAAAAAGGGACAGGCGTTGCGCGCCTGCCCCTCTCCCTTCAGCTGCGTAGAGCTTCCAGACACGCACAGCAATGCATTGTTGGACATCATGGACTAAAAGGCCGTGCGCTCCACCGTTTTACATAGGAGCGTGAAATGCCACAAGGGCCGTTCGCGGGGACAGCATATCTAAAAGTCGATGGCGACATGTATCCACTAAAGGGGAACCTGACAGTATCGGCATCGGTGGTCGAGCGCACGGGCATTGCCGGACAAGACTACGTGCACGGCTACCAGGAACTACCGCGCGTGCCCTACATCGAGGGCGACGTGTCTACGCTGCCAGAGGTCAGCACCGAGTTTCTGGAATCGGTGATCGACGGCACTGTAACCGCAGAGCTGATCAACGGCACGACCTATGTCCTGCATAACGCTTGGACAAAAGGGCCGATTGACGTGAACACTCATGACGGCCAGTTCCGCATTCGCTTCGAGGGGACCGGCTGCGAAGAAATGAAGTAACAGGAGCCGCGTGATGCCAGCTGAATCGGTGGCAAAGGTTATCGAGGCCAAGAAAGAAGAGCCGAACCCCAACGAGATCGTGGTCGATCTTACCGTTGCCGTGCAGGCGCATGGCGAGACGATCAAGAAGCTCAAGTTCCGCAAGCCGACCGGCGGCGACATCATGCAGGCCGAGGTTTGGCCGATAGCGGTTAACCCGCTGACCGGTCAGGTAATGCCAGTACCTGCGGTGATGGGGCAGATGATGTCGCTGCTGGCGGCCGTGCCGCCATCGACTATCAAGGCGCTTGACGGTTCCGACTTCGCTGACTGCGCGATGACGCTCTCGCGTTTTTTCCAGCCAAGCGGATGGTGGAGGTAATCCTCACGGCATACCGCTTGGCCAAGTACTACTCGCGACCGCCGTCAGAGTTTCTCGCAATGCCGCTCATGGAGCTCGAGCGCCATGCGTGGTGGACCGACTACCTGATCGAGACGGCAGAAGCAAAGCGGCCAAGGCACAGCAATGGCGGATGACGTTCTCCGATTAAAAGCGACAGTCGTCAGCGAGGAAGCGCTGGCGAACATTCGCGCGATCGGCCGCGAGATTGGTCTGGTGCCCGCGCGCGCCGGCAAAGGGGTGGCGGAGGTCAACACCCAGTTCGGCAAGCTGGGCGAGACCTTAAAGAAAGTAACCGGCGACGTTAAGAGTCTGGTCCCGGGGCTGAGTAGCTTTGGCATCGGCGCAGGATCGGCGGGCGCCGCCCTGGCCGCGTTGGTCGTCAACGCCACCAACGTTTCCCGGAAACTTGTCGACCTAAAATATGCATCACATGAGCTTGCCATGTCCGAGCGCGATCTTCGCGCTTGGTCACTGGCGGCCGAGAAGGTCGGCATTGCACCCGACTCGATGCGGGCTGGCCTTGCCAGCTTCAAGACCACCATGGACGGGCTGCGCTACAACATCGGAGGCGTGCGCAGCGAGCTGTACGCGTTGGGTGCCGGTCCCATCGTCGCGCGCATGCAGGCAGCGACCACGCAGGCCGACAAGCTGCGCGAGGCGTTCAAGTTCAAGGAAACCTTGCTGACGCAGCGCGATGGTCAGCTCAAGGCCCGCGCGTTCTTCGACATGCTGGGTATCGGCGCCGACAAGGTGCGCTTGTCATACGAGGAGTTTGAGAGGGCACAAGGCAAGATCAAGCCGTTCTCGGCGGAAGACATCGAGAACGCCAGGAAGTTTCATGAGGGGATTACCGATCTCACCCAGGCTTGGGATCATCTCACCACCAAACTAGGCGTTACGACGTTCCCCGCGCTCACGAGGCTCGTGGAGTTTCTCGAAAAGGCCGTTGGCCTTATGGAGAAGTGGGAACGGCTCAACGAGAAATACAGTCTAAAGCCTCCTGCATGGACTCCGACCGATCCGACCGGCAAGCCGCTGCCGTTCGATCCAAACAACCCGGCGACATGGAAACAGCCGGACACGGCGAAGCCGGCAACAGCACCGCCTGCAGTACGGACACCGCAGACGTTGCGCGAGAGGATTCTGCGCTGGCGCGGCAAGCTTCCGCCGTTGCCTGAAGACGAGCAAGCGCCAGCAGCCCCAACAGTTCAGGAAATGAACGAGCAGCGGCAGATGCTGCTTGGAAAGAAACCGCTGCCGCCGGTCTCGAAGGGCAGCATGGTGCCCGACTGGGTCACGTCGAAGGTCTGGCAGAGCCTCAAGGACTTCGTCAGCATCCCGGGCAAGGCGATGGGGGGGCGCTATGCCCCCGGGCCCGAGACACCGGGGCAGTGGTCCGAGGAAGACGAGTTCAGGGCACGGATCGCGCGCGAGCAGGAGATCAAGGACGCGGCGCGTCTGGCCCCATGGGCGCTGAGTGCCGGGACGTTCAGCCCAGGTGCCACCCTCCCGCGGAAAGCGGTGCCGGAAAGCGCACCCGGTGCGGCTCGTCAGGCGGGAGACGTGGTGGAGCAAACAGCTCCACGTCCGACCGTGCAGGAGATGAATGCGCGGCGCGGCAGATGGGGGCGCGCCACCGTGCAACCGATGTCACTGACGGAGGGCGGTGGCATCACGCTCGACGCCGCACAGTTCAAGGCGCTGGGGCAGAAGCCGCAGCAGGACGCGAGTGAAGCCAGCCGCATCGTCAAGGTCGGCGTGTTCGATGCACTGGTCGAGTTCAAGAGCTATGTCGAGGCCGGCGCAGCGCCGAGCGAGAGCGGCGGCATTGTGCCCGCCTCCTTGACGACCGGCGGCATGCGGCCGACCGGTGGCATGCCGGGCATGCCAGGATTCGGTGGCACAGGGCCCGGTGCTGCCGGCGTCCCCGGGGGGATTCCGAACCTGACGGCTCCTGGCGCGCCTGGGGCGGTCCCTGGTGCGCCCGCCGGTCCAGGTGCTCCCGGTGGCCCGGGCGGGCCTCCAGCGGCGCCCGGCGCTCCTCCAGGCGCTGGCGGGCCTCCCGCGGCACCCGGCACCGGCACCCCTGGCGTGCCGGCGCCAGGCGCGCCCGGCGCTCCCGGTGCCCCGCCGGGCGGCGGCGAGATGGGCGGACCAGCAGCGCTCGCGTTCGCGCGCCAGCATCTCGGCGAGGATGAAA